TGTAAATGCCAGTTTATATGATATTCGGGAATTCTTTCAAGGTAGAGATGATAGCGGTAAAATGTATAATAAAAGCGGTGATGATACTTACAGTGTCTTGATAAAAGAACTGCGTCAGGCTTTATCTATATTGGCAGATAAAATCAAACCCAAAGTATATGAGTATGGTTTTTTATTGGAATAAAATGTACAGAATAATACTAATCGGAAATGGTTTTGATTTAGCCCACGGATTAAAAACAAGTTATAAACATTTTATTAATGATTTTTGGGAAAATAGAAAAAAGAATGTCATTGATAATATAAAAAGAGACGGCGACAACTATTTTTTTATTGACGATTTTATTCATTTTAGAAGTCCTTTACTTCCCTCAACTATACCACAGGAATTACATGATAATGAAAGAGGTTATAAGTGGTTTAAAAAATTATCACAATCAAAAAATAATAATATCATGGTAATATTTAAAAATGATTTCCTTGTGAATATTTCAGAAAAAGCACTTAATAATTGGGTTGATATTGAAGAAGAATATTATTTAGAATTATTAAAAAAAATAGAAAAAGAAAATAAAAGTATTTCTAAGTTTGAAAAAGTAGAACAATCAGAAATAGGTAAATTACATTATGATTTTAAGAAAATTCAAGATGAACTGGAAATATATTTGTCCAAAGAAACCAATGAAGATACGATTAAAAATGAAAGCATTTATAATCATATTTATTCAGATTTTATTAAAGATGAATTTTTGGATTATTTTGCGTCAGATGAAAAAATTGACCATTCAGTATTTATAAATTTTAATTATACAAGGACAGCGGAAATATATCTTAAAAATAAACAGAATACATCTCTAATTATTAATATTCATGGTTCATTGAATGATGAAGATAATCCAATCATTTTTGGTTATGGTGATGAAAAAGATGATAACTTTACTTCGATTGAAAAATTAAATGACAATGATTATCTTAAGTTTATTAAGTCTTTTAATTATTCTAAAACAAATAATTATAGAGATATGCTATCATTCATAAACAGCGGAGAGTATCAAATCTTTATCATGGGGTTGTCCTGTGGTACTTCTGATGGTACGTTATTAAATCAAATATTTGAACATGAAAATTGTAAATCAATTAAAATTTTCTATCATAAAGAAAATGGTAAGGACGATTATTTAAATACATATATGAACATGTCTCGCAATTTTAATAACAAGAAAAAGATGCGTGAACTTATAGTTAGTTGGAAAAATAGTTTGCCTTTAGTATACGAAACTCCTTAATATTTGAAATAAAAATGAATTAAAGAACTTACCGCTTTTCAACCATTACCATTTTACTTACTTATCTTCTTTGTGGTGAAAATAGAAAGTAAGCGATGGGTGGTTCGGATGCGGCTCACTCCAAATTGTGCCGTTTGCTCAGGTATCTTTTCAAGAAGTTACGCCGTATATTTCTGTTAGTGTTGTTATTACTCGCTATGCACGGCTGTGAAATTTCTTCAGAAGTATTACTGTCATCTCAAAAAGAAAGCTGTCCGGCACTCCAGCCAGACAGCCGGTATATCCTCCTCAAAATGTGATTACCATATTAAAATCATCCTTCACTGATAATTTCAAAGAACAATCAAAGCCGCCCTGATGTAGGACGGCTGTTTTTTATACAGCTTTCGTTTTCAAAATAACAATGTTGTCTTTCGGCCTTGATACCAGGAAACCGTCCCGCTTGCGGAACCTCAAAAAAAGCTCGCCGTATTCCATGCTCTCCGTTGTTCCGTCAAACTTTTTTATCTCGATACCCTTACGGTTTCCATGCTGAATTCGCCGAGGGTTCATAAACACCGCAAAAGGTTCGTCAGCCGTGATGTCTGCAATCTGCGGAAGTATTGATACTTCGTGATAAGGATAGAGGTCAAGTTTCCCCGGCATAGCTTCAGTAGGCCGCCGCCAGATAGGATTACCGTTCTTATCCTCTATGTTAGCAATGTGATTGAGGACAGTTTCATTGAGAAACCAGCAGCAGTCTTTTCTTTCTTCTGCGGGGATTTTATAGACCGCATCCCTAAAATCTTTCCATGTCAGGTCGTTGATGCTTGCCCCCTGAATTGCTACCTTGACTGTCCCCTCTGCCGCCATTGCCCCTGTGAAAGGGTCATCATCGGCTAACAGGCATTGACGGTCAAACTCCTGCCCGTAGACTTCTATAAATTCGTCAATGAACATTGCTCCGAGGTCAACAAAAACATCTTCCTCAAACTCGTCATACCACGGAATATAACCAGCGAGGGTGTAGGCTTTGAGTTCGACACGTTCCGCACCCTTCGGCTTCGAGCCTCTTATCTGCTGTCCATAGGCGGTAAGCCAGTGCAGTTCTACACCACCCCTGTCTCTGGTAGGCAAGAAGATAGAGGGGCCGAGCATCGGCCTATGACGGACAAGGTTCATCATCACCGATTTTTTTGCGGCTTCGGTCATTATCTCCGTTTCATAAATCGGATTGATTAAATACTGGTCGTTAGTTGCCATGTTCCCCATTGGGCTGCCAAGCGGAGCCTTTTCGACAACCCAACCCTTTTCGCCCCACGCCACGTCTTTCGGGTTTGTCCAATTGTCAGCTTTGAGGTTAGGACTGAAAGATAAATCAGCCAGCGCCTTATGGTTCCCCGCCCATGTCGCCGCAATCCCCTTGCCGAGATTGTAAAACAGTTCACGCCTTGTCAGTTCTTTTGGGTATTTGACTTGCGTTTTCAGTTCGTCCCGCAAACTCTTGACAGTCCCTTCCAGTTGCTCAATATGCAATGTTTGGCTTGAGGTAACTGTCTCAAGGGTTTTCGCCATTTCTTCCAGCAGTATTTCTTTGTCCTTAAAATACTCCGCCGCCTTTGCCTCATCGGGAAAACCGCAATCCTCGATTTTCTTCATGTCGGCAAGTTTCTTTCTGATAGCCAGTAACAATTCGTCCATAAACTACTCCTATAAGTTATTTATTAACCCGCCCCAAAATACAGGGTGGTTTAAATCCTGTGTTCTTTCCGGTTTTGCTGCTTCAATATTTTTTGCCAATGCGTAAGGATTGGCGGGAACATTGCAAATACTGAATTCAAGAAGTTCCTGCTTGCGGAAAATAAGCGATGTTCCATCTTTACCGCCATTTGGTGCATCGTCTTTACTTGGTATTTCTATCTCCAATACACGGAAACCAACCGAGCCGGCACGGATAACTCCGGCTTTTACCCTCTGCCCAATAGACCAGCCAAACGGGTCATAACTCTTGTCATTAAAGAACACAAGCCCATGAAGCCCGTTATCATCAATGGTCAGCCCTTCGATTTTTCCTATTGCCGGAATATCGTATCGGTGCGCCCATTCCACAATCGGGTTTTGCACATACCGCTTGAAATCCCAACCCTGCGGGTCTATCCTTTCGCCAAATCTATCGAGGTCAAATGTGCTAAGTGTCCAGGGGAAACCTTGCCCCGCTTCCACGTCAGCAGCCAGGCAGAAAGGAACAGAAGCAATCAGTTCCACATCACCCGCAACTACGAACCTATGGTTCGACTGCAACCCTGCCGCTTCTTTTCGCACTCCCAAAAAATCAAGCAACATTGAAGCGTTGCCAGCCGTGTATTCTCCACTTTTAGTTCTGATAATCATTTAAATAACTCTCCTTATCGCTTGCTTTTCCCCCGATAGTTTTTTCGTTTTTCGTCTAGGCTTTTCCCCATAATCCTTATGGCGGAAAATAAGTTCGTCAGGGTTAACCATGCCAAGATGTATAGCCGTCCCTATCAATTCTTTTTCGTTTCGCACATTTAGTTTGTCGTAAATGTTTTCCTTGTGGTGCGTTATGGTTCTTTTTGATATGTGTAACGTATCGCCGATTTCAGGCTCCGTAAAACCGTTACAGGTTAGCTTGATAACTTCAATTTCACGCATACCGGCACTGTCCGCACACTCAGGCCGTTCTGTCATCTTTTCAATACGCTCCTTTACAGATTGGGATATAAATTGTCTGCCATCCCTAATGCAGTCAAAACCTTTGAAAAATTCATCGGCACTGTCAAAAAAATTGAAATAAGATTTAACGCCGTTAAAAATAAACCATTTGGCAAGATTGGCAGGGTAGGGGGACATTGATACAGCCGCTATATTCAAATCAGGAAATTTTTTGAGTAATAACATCATCATGTAAGCGGTGGAACAATAATAAAATCCGGCACTTATAATGACCAGTTTTGGCTTTATATTATTGATTTCAAAGTTTAACCCGTCTTTGTCAGCGTCAGTTACCGTTACTTTCGGGAAACCACGTTTTTCAAGTTCGGCTTTGAAAAATGTTTGATTATTGATAGACCTGCTAATCAACAATGTTTCCCCCTGCATAGCCCCGCATTCCTATTCACCGCCCTTGCTGTTGCAAGTTGCGATTAAGTTTTTAGGCTTATGCCATATATCACCCCAGGGCTTCGGTTCCTTTCCGCGCTCCTTTAATACATCGTTGATTGTTTTAATTCCGGCTTGTATTTCCGCAATATCCCTTCTGCTTTGCGAGTCTTCATTTTCTTGCAGTTCAGGAATATCCCAAAGGTCAAACCTTCCCGTCTCTTTAAGGTTAAAACGCATGAAAAATTTGCTTTCAAGTATTTGCTCAAATTGGCGCAGCAGCGGGATTAACGTATATTGCCAAAAAGCGGAGTGCTGTTCTTTTGTGTCTTTGCCGCTGAATGTAGATGTCTTATCATAAATGTTTGCCACCCTCGGCGGTATTCCAAACTTCGCAATAATGGTGGACAGGTTCCAGCGTTTTAATTCATACAGTTTTGCGACATCAGGGTTAAAACTTAACGCTTCAAAACTCGTACCCTTGCCGAGTACCGCAACCTTACGCCCCGCCTTAACCTGCCCGTACTTGCTTTCCCAACGCCGTTCTAATTGGTCGGCTTCCTCCGGCCTTAACGTCTGGTCGGTTTTTAATAAACCTTGCGGGATTGCATTGTTTTTAAGTAAAGTCGAGTTTCCCCTGTTTGCGTAATAGTCTTGTTCTAATTCGACAACCAAAGATACAAGGGGATTAACCCCGCGATGAGGGTTCCACGGGTTCCAATTTTTGAAATGGATAAGTTCGTCAGAAAAGATAGGAATTTTTTCTAATCCGTCATTGTAGAACCAACGACGTTTTTTATTTGCGAAGCTACCCCGCACTTCCAACCCCTCTCCCTCAAGTTGGAGGTTCCTGGGATTAAGGATATGCAGTTCTTTTGGCAGCCCGCCGGAGTAATTTTCCCCGAACCACCAAAACGCTTCACCCTCTATAAACCACCATGCGGCAGTTTCCTTCCACAAGTCATATCTGCTGAGATGTTTGTTTGGTCTGTGGAACAGTGAAAAGAGGGAGCCGCTTGTTACCTCAACCCCGTCTCTTTCGAGAACGAAATCCGCACGGGCCAAATTGCGGACTAAAATATCCACCGCAATATTGACCCATGCGTTGCTAAGGTAGTTGTCTTTTAAGAGGGTTTCACTATTAAATATACTGAATTCTTCGTCAAAAGTCAAGGAATTACCAAAACTCTTAGTGTTTGTATCATTTTGTTTAATATGTTTTTGTTTGTTATGTGCAAATATCTTAAAAGGGTTCATGCTATTATTACCCCTTGCTGAACATCGCTAAATACCGCATAACGCAACGCATCTAAATAATGATCGTTTACTTTTACTATCTCCCCCGCTTCATTGCGGCAGTAATCCCAAATCTCCGACAACACGCCGTTACATTTTTCTGACACAAAAAATTGCTTTCGTTCTATTTTTGCGTTAATAAAATCTATTCCGCTTTCAACAGAATTATTTGCTTTCTTTCCGCCGGTTATTTCCTGTATCCGTTCACCGCCCGCAGGGTCGCAGTACACAGGGAACGCATCATCAAGCCAGCCCCTTGCGGTTACTTCCTCATTAAAACTTTGCGTCGTCATATTAAACGCGCCGTAATCAGCAAGAACGTAAATAACGTCCCCAAGCCAGGCGATTTTTACAAAGGTGATATTCAAACCGAAATCCTGTCCGGCGGCAAAACTGTCAAACTGTTTTGGCAGGTCGGCTTCTTTGACAATCATTGTTTCATCAAACTTGTCATAGATAACGCCTTCGGCTTTAACCCATAAACCGTCCCTAAATCTTGCTTTTTGTTTTTCAGGCAGAACGTCAAGAATGTCAGCGATATAATCTTCCGGCAGGTTGTCTTTGTTGTCTTCGGGGTTTAGCATCATGGATTGGTACAGTTCAGGCTTTTCAAGGGCTTCGCCGGAAGCAAACTGCCTTTTCAGAACAAAAACTTTGTACGCCCAATGCAAAGGGCTTCCCGGATTGCAGTCATAGAAAAACAGGTTCCGGCAGCCTTTAATACGCATTGCAAGCCTTGAATATGCGATGGTTATTGCAAGATATGAGAGCTGGCTTATCTCATTAAAATAAATCGTGTTGTACTCATGCCCAAGTATTTTGTCCGCCTGTTCCCTGTCTCCCAAACCGCCAATCCATATTTCAGAGCAGTTATACAAACGGATCATGCTTTCGTGTTTCAAATAGGTATATGCAGTATTGCCAATGGTTCTATCCAGCCAGGGCAGCAATGTTTCACGAAGCACCGATGAACGGGCGTCTTTCGCCCGATAACGGCAAATCAAGTGGCGGCTTCCGGCATATGCCAAAGCCCTAAAAATAATCGCCATAACTAATACAGTGGTCTTTCCGCTTCTACTGCCGCCGAAAAGCAATATATGTTTCGCCCCGCTTTTCAAAAGTGAAAGAGCTTTACGCTGTATTGCTGTCGGCTTGAATACCACTGTTGTACCTGTCATTTAAAGCCCCTCAAATTCAGGCACAAAGTTCAATTCGCCTTGTTTCATATCTGGTTTTCCGTTGATGCTTACCAGCCCTGCCGCTTCCCTTTCCGCTTTAATCGCCGTTTGCACCCACTCCGTAACATTGTTCTGCGTCAAATCTTCGGCCTTCATGCTGTCCAGTTTCTTAGATACAACGTCAAGCATTTTTCCTGTTACTTCCCTGTGTTTTTCCCCCTGCGCTTCAATGGTTTTGCGTAACTCTGTTTGTTTCAGGCTTTCAATGTGGCGGTCATAATCGGCGGCACGTTCACGCCATCGGTATTGGTTTGACCAGTTGCGGAATACGTTGTACCGTTTGGCTTGTTTGGCTTTGTCGTTTTCAACGCTCTCCACCGCCTTGCGGATAGTCCGTTCAGCCCCGCAATCACGGAAAGCGCAAAAGGCGGCAAAGGCAAGAGGG